CGTCGACGACGGCCAACCAGGTGACGCNAGGCCTCGACCATCATCGATCTGTACCTGAAGCGCCCGGACGGCCTCGTGTGGATGCCCGACGGCACTGGCGCGCCGGGGTGGATGGCGGCGATGTCGCCGACGATCACCTACCAGGCGGCCGGCCCGATCCCGGCGGGGCAGAACGTGCAAGTCGAGATAACGGGTGGCGTGGCCGCGCTGCAGGTGGGTGACGTGGTGATTCTGGACCGCGAGAACAGTCAACTGGCCGAGCCGGTGGCGATCGTCTCCTTCGGCGACGGGCTGCAGTCGATCGCCGGCGTGAAGCCGCCCGTGACCGTGATCCTCCAGAACGTGGTGTTCGACCACCCGGGCCCGTGCACGCTCGATGCCGGCATGGTCGTGAAGCAGCACAAGTACCTGCCGGAGGGCCGGCCGCTCACGAACTTGGCTTTCACCCCAATCGCCCGACTGCTGGCCGGCCAAGGACGGTACGCCTACGGGCGGCGCGGTGCATCCTCGCGATACCAGGTGGACGAGTTCAACCTCATAGCGTCGCTGTCGCACTTCGGCGGCCCGCCGGTGTGGGAGTTCTTCCCGATGGTGAACACCGGCGTGGACTTCGAGACGGGGCAGGTCTGGGTGCCGGCCGGCGTGATGCTGGCGTACTACAGCGAGGTCAACCTCTGGTACGTCGCCGGCTTCCCGGCGTCCGGCCTGCCGCCGGCGGTGAAGATGGCGTGCGCCAACATCATCCAGGCGAAGGCGAATTCGATGCAGCTCGGCGCGACGAAGAAGTACCAGGCTGGCGACACTTCGCTCGAGCGGTTCGCGGCGACGCTGATCGATGACGACACGAAGGCGATGCTGGCTCCCTACATGGCGAAGGCCTGGTCATGAGCTTCATGTACCCGAGAACCATCTCGATCAGCCGGCAGGCGGTCTCGACGGCCGGCGGCCTGAAGCCCTACAGTGGCGCCGATCCGGTGGCTGAGCAGGTGCTGTTCAGCGGCCTGCCGGCGTCGATCCAGCAGACCAGCACCAGCGCGAAGCCGGACGCCAACCTGCCGGCGGACGCCCGTAGCCGATCGATCTGGCGCGTGTTCATGCCGCTGTCCGCCGGCGTGCCGGCCGGCGCGGTGCTGCGCGGCGACATCGTCACGGACGACGCCGGCCAGCGCTACCAGGTCTGGGCGCCGTACGTGAATTCGCTGGGACCGAACCTGCTCGTGGAGCGGCTGGAGGCGTAAATGGCAGACGTGCAGGACGTGCTCGACACCGTGGCCGCGCAGGTCGCCGGGTTCGTGTACCCGAACGGCACCGGGCAACCCTCGGTGTCAGGGAAGGCCATCAACGTCTTCCCGGGCTGGCCGATGCCGAACCAGATCGACGTCGACATGCCGACGGGGGTGGCCGACGTCAGCGTGTATGCGACGCCGACCGAGCGCAACACGACGCGGTACCAGCCCAAGCAGAAGGTCATGTCGATCGCGGCCGCGACAGTGACCCTCACGGCAGCCGGCGGCACGCTGACCGTCGGGGGCGTGATGCCGTCTCCCTTCACGCCGCACAACGTTGCCGCGCTGATCAACGGCCAGGCGTTCATCTATCCGGTGCAGCCGACTGATTCGCTGACCTCGGTCGCGACCGGGCTCGCCAACCTGATCGCCTCCCAGTACCCGGGAACGACGAACAGCGGCCCGGTGATCACGCTGGCCGCCGGCGTTGAGGCCGCGGTGGCGCGCGTGGGCACGACCGGCACCGTCACCACCGAGTGGGAGCGGCAGGCGCAGTTGTTCCAGATCACGGTGTGGGCGCCGGACCCGGCGACGCGCAAGGCGATCGGCGCCGCCATCAAAGAAGCGCTCGCGCCGATCACGTTCATCACCATGCCTGACGGCTACGGCGCGCGGATTCGCTATGTCCGCAACGTGCTGTCCGACGTCGCTGAGAAGGTGCACGTCTACCGGCGCGATCTGTACTACGAGATCGAGTACGCGACGACGGCAACGGAGCAGGTGGCGACGGTGGTGGCCACGAAAGTCGAGGTCGAAACCCAGGCCGGCACGCCGGTCTTCACACGCACTTATTAGGAGCCAGCATGGCAAAGAATGATCAGACGGAAGGCGAGGCTGTTGAGTCCGCCGAAGGACAACCCGACGTCAACAACAAGAAGCCCCTCGCGGATCGTCCGCTCGTCGTCGTGCACGCGTTCGGCGACTACCGTCGCGGCGACGCAATCACCGATCCCCGCGAGGTGGCCGCCGTGCTCGCCAGCGAGAACGCCAACCNACTGTCGCAAGGTAATCCCGCAGTAATNCCACCTCACACCGCCNAAACTGGCCGCCTTTCGGCGGCTTTTTGCATTTGGGAGCCGCTAGATGGGCACGATGATTTACCAGTATGGCCAGCTCAACACCGCTGGCGCGATGGCGCCGGGCGCCTACGTCCAGATCGTCAAGCCGCCGCCGGTGGTTGCCGGCGTCGCGACGAACGGTTACGGCCTGGTCGGCGTGGCCTCGTGGGGCCCCGTGAACAGCCCGGTGGTGACCGGCTCGCCGCAAGCGAACCAGTCGAACTGGGGCGCCGTCACGAACCGGCAGCGGGATCTCGCGACGGCGATCGCCATCGCGTTCGCGATCGGCCAGTACAACAACGTCGCGGTGCGTGTCACGGACGGCACCGACACCGCGGCGACGGGCACGCTGAAGGATGCGTCCAACGCGGTGGGAGCGACCCTGACGGGCTACTACACGGGCTCGCTCGGCAACAGCCTGGTGGCGACCCCCNTCGACCGGGACCAAGCCGAACAGCTACAAGGTGACGCTGGCGCTGCCCGGCTTCCAGCCGGAGATCTTCGACAACATCACGCAGGGCGTCAGCGGCGCGACCGTCACGCCCGGCACCGGCTTCACGTCGGTGCCGAACCTGGCGATCTCGGCGCCGCAGGCGGCTGGCGGCGTGCAGGCCGCTGGCAACGCATCGCTGAAGGTTGTGTCGGCGAACGTGTCGGGCGGCGGCGCGAATGGTGGGAGCGGGTTCGTCACCGGCGATACGGTGACGCTGGCAAACGGCGTGGTGCTCGGCGTGACGGCCTCGTCCGGCGCCATCACGGCCCTGTCCGTGACGAACGGCGGCACGCTGACGGGCGGCTCGGTGCCGACCAATCCGTCCGCGCCGCAGTCGACGTCTGGAGCCGGCACCGGCGCGCTGATCAACCTCGTCTGGGGCCTCGGTCCCGTGTCGATCACGAACCCGGGCAACGGCTACACGAGCGCCACGGCGACCCTCTCAGGCGGCGGCGCGGGGACGGGCGGCGCAGTCACGCTCGCCACCAGCATCTGGTTGAACCTGGTCAACGCGATCAACCAGGGCCAGTCGGGGGTGCGCGGGCCGTCGCAGCTGGTGGTGGCCACCATCGGCACGTCGGCGGCCGCGCCGGCGCTGACCGCGGTGACGCTAAGCGGTGGCACGGACGGCGCGGCTGGCGTGACGGACGCGACGCTCGTGGGCACCAACACGACGCCGCCGACCGGCATGTACGCGCTGCAGAGCGCCGGCGTGCAGACCATGAACCTCGTGGACCACTCGACCTCGAGCCAGTGGAGCACGATGGCGGCCTTCGCCCAGCAGTTCGGGTTGTTCGGTGCGGCGCAAGGCCAACCGGGGTCAGTCCATCGCGACGGTCTCGACCAACCTGAACACCGCCGGCGTCGACACCTACGGCCTGAAGTGCCTGGTCGGCGACTGGGTGTACTGGCAGGACACGTTGAACAACGTGCAGCGGCTGGTCGGCCCGGCGACGATCTGGGGGCCGATGCGCGCGAACCTGGCGCCGAACCAGTCGACGCTGAACAAGCCGGTTCTCGGCATCGTGGGCACGCAGCGCTCGGTGCAGGAGGTCCCGTACTCCGGTCCGGAAACCCTCTCGGCGGTGCAGGCCCGGCTCGACTTCCTGGCCAACCCGGCGCCGGGCGGCAACTACTTCGCCTTCCAGACGGACCGCAACGTGTCGAGCGACGCCGCGACGAACAGCGAGGCGTACACCACGATGACGAACTTCCTGGCGCTGACGCTGGCGGCGAATTACGGATTCGTGGTGGGCAACCCGCAGACGGACAACCTGCGCACGGAGGTGAGGGATTCGATCACCTCGTTCCTGACGAACCTGTGGCTGGTAAGCCAGTACATCGGCGACGTGAACAACCCGCAGGCGGTGCCGTTCAAGGTCACGCTGGATGCGTCGAACAACCCGGATGCGCAGGTCGCGATCGGCCTGATGCAGTGCCTGGTGGTGGTCAAGTTCCAGTCGATCGTTCGGGAGTTCCTGATCTCGCTACAAGGCGGCTCGACGGTGCAGGTGACCGTCAGCAACGGCTCCTGAGTTCGACCGGCCGGCGAATGCCGCTGGCCGGTCGTCGTTCGGTCCATTTCTTCTGTCCGGCCACGCGCCGGCTTTTTCACATCAGGAGCCGCAAATGGCTGGCACCAACGATTTTTCCGTAGGGCGCGACGGGGCGCAACTCACGATCATCGATTCCAACTTCGGGACGGTGACCATCAACGGCATCACGAAGTTCGAGGCCAAGCCGGCCGTCGTGAAGCTCAAGAGCGTGCAGATCCGCGGCCGGATTCTGCATAAAACCGTCCCTGACGGCCATGCGCTCTCGTTCGAGATCGACCGCCAAGATCCCTCGTACGAGCAGTACTTCGCCGACGCGGAGGCTGCGTACTATGCCGGGCTGCCGGCCGCGGCGATTTTTCTGACTCACACGATCAACAATCCGGACGGGACCGTCTCCCAGTACCAGTACCTCGATATGGCGCTCGCGCCGGATGACGACGGCAGCTGGGAAGGGCAGGCGAAGGTCACCCAGAAATTCAGCGCCGAGGCCGGGCGCAAGATCCGACTCGCATAAGGAAGCCACATGAACCAGAAAGTGATCGTTCGCCCGCAGGGCGCCGCCGGAGAAGCGCCCGCAGCACCGCTGACGCCGTCCCAGACCGTGATCTCGCAGGGCGCGAGCGAAGTGACCGTCGTCGACACCGCGGGGCGCGCGATCGTCCTGCGCAAGCCCGGCCCGCTCGCTCGGCTGCGATTCATCGACGCGATGGGCGAGTCATCGGCCAACAAGCTGTGGGCCGGCACGGTGTGGCCGCTGATGTTCGTCGTGTCGATCGACGGCGTCCCGGTGCCGCCGCCGGCCCAGAAGGCGCAAATCGAGGCGCTGTATCAGCGGCTCGACGAGCACGGGTACGAGGCGCTCTCGGAGGGCGTCAGCGCGCACTTCAGCGCTGAGCAGTCCAGCGTCGACGAGGATCTCGCAAAAAAANTCGTAGGTGACCCCGAGACGCGCCGGTGCCTCTGGCTGGTGCGTCACGGCGTGCCGTTCGACGTCGCCTTCGGCATGGACGACACGACGCGATTCGCGTGGTCGGTGATCTTCTCGGAGCAGGAAACCGGGAAGACCTACAACTTTTCGACAGGGCAGTTCGAGGGGGGCGCATGAAACGGTTCAACAGCTTCGGCGCGTTTGCCGCCCACCTCGAGCGTCTCGCGCTGGCCGGCCCGGAGGTGGTCCACTTCATCGCGGACCGCGCGGCAGAAGACATCGAGAAGAACGCCAAGGGGATGCTCGGCGAGTACCAGTCCGCCGTTGGCCAGTTTCCCGCGTGGGAAGAACTGGCCGAATCCACCCAGGCAGAGCGGGCGCGGCTGGGCTATTCGGAGAACGACCCGGGCTTTCGTTCGGGTGAGGCGCAGGCGTCGATCGGACGGCACGTGGAGCACGGGCACGCTGTCGTCGGGTCGAGCGACCAGAACCTGGTCTGGTTCGATCTGGGGACGTCCAAGCAGCCCCCGCGCCCGGTGTTCGGGCCGGCCGCCATTCACGCGACGCCGCGGATCATGGCGATGGCGGCCTGGACGACCTTCGCATGGGTGTCCGGCCGCGGCTGGCGGCGCGGTCGCCTTACCAGCGGCGGTTGAAGTAGGCGAACAGGAACAGGATGCTGCAGATCGTCAGGTACACGCCGATCCGCGGCACGAACAGCAGGGCCGTCGGCCCGAAGATCGCCACGAACCGGTTGATCGGCGGCCGGTGCGCCCACCAGGCGCGGAACCCGTGCGGGTGGCCGCTCAAGCTGCGGAGCCGCGGCTTGGGGTATTGGACCCACGAAATGTGATCGGCCAGCCATTCGTGGATGCGGTACGAAATTCGCATGTTCCCTCCCAGAAGCCATTGATTTTATAGCGAAATGATCAACGTCTACGACATCGGCACGACCCTGAAGCTGGTTGACCGGGTGTCGCCCGAGCTGCTCAAGCTCTCGCGCGAGTTCTCGAAGGTCGACGCGATGGCGCTCCAGCTCGGGAAGCGCTTGCAGAAGATCGGCGCGGAAGCCGGCGGGGTCCGCAACGTGGCAGCCGCGTCGAAGGCGCTCGATTCCAGCCTGAAGGCGGTCGGCAACCAGGCAGCGCTGGCCGAGCGGAACCTGCGCGGCATCAAGGGCGCCAT